GTCAGCGGCTTCCAGCGATAGTCCTCGCGGATCTGGTCGATGACATCGAACGTGCGATCCTTGGTCTTTGGGTCCACCGCTATCACGATCTCATCGACCCAGTCGACGAAAGAGTCGACGCACTTCCTCAACGTCTTCTCGCCATCCTTCACGATCAGACAAGCAGATACCGTTTCGCGTGGCGCCAGCTGCGCGCGTTTGCGCTGAACATCATACATCTTAAACGGCTCGGACGGCCGCACGCCCCAGACCCACGACCCCAGCACCTTGCTGGTTTTGTCGTGACTGGCTGGCGCGTACAGTATCTGTACCGGATTGCGTCCACACAGTTCCTCGATATCGTGACGCTCGAAATGATGCAAGTGTTCGCGCGCTTGACGGAATGCTTCCGTGCCCGTCCATTCCCAGCGACCAACTGGAGTAGTAATGACGATCAGTCCGCCGGGCTTGAGCACGCCGCGGAAATTCTCCAATAGCGCGAGCCAATCAGGCACATGCTCCAGCACCTCGCCGGCCAGGATCACGTCGAACAATTGCCGATGCGATCGCTTTGCCACCGCCTGACCGGTCGTTCCGTTCATCTCGTATGAGCTTTCGTCGTAAACCAACGGGCACAGCGTTTCGAGTGAGTCGAATACCTCCTGTCCGCCCAATCGCAGTTCGATGTTGTGGATCGTGTCTCGGGTAGCCCATTTGAGCGCGGCAGATATCGCGCGCGCGGACACATCGACGCCAACGAACTGACACTCAGGCAGCGCCTTTGCGAGCGGCATCAGGTAATGCCCGTGCGCACAGCCGTAGTCCATGATGCGCAGTTGCTTCCCCTGTGCCTCGTTGGTGATCAGCGAAGATACACCCTGAAAGCGTGTGGTATGCGTCACGTCCTCGCCGACCACCTGGTCCTCGAAGTCGTCGTAATAGGTGGACTGGTGCTTGTCGTAGTGGGCTTTGTAGGCGGCCGGTGAATCCGCAAAGGCATATAGTGTCCGCAACTCATCACGAACCTGCAATTCAATTGCCGTTGCGCCCTCTCGCATGATCGGGGCAACCAGACGATAAGCGAATACGATATCGCTGTGCTCGATGCCATGTCGTAAGGCCGCATCCATTGTTCCGGAGCGTTTCTCCAGCGCCTCACTGATCACCGCTTCGAGCCTGTCGATGGCTGCTGCCCAGGTCTTTCGCTTCGCATTCTCCAGTTGAGATTTCTTTGCGTTTTGAAGATATCTTAGGCTCTGGTGCTCATCATCGATTAGTAATTTTATTCGACTGATAAATGCATCCTCGTCCGACTTGCCATCCTTTAGCGGCACGAGAATAGGACCGCACGAATGAAATGGATCCGGATTGCACGTCTCAGCCAACGCACCACAATCACTTGCCAGCATCGGCAGACCGGCATGCATCGCTTCCATCGCCGTGATGCAGCTGACTTCCTCGAAGCCATTGGACGGATACACCAGCAGGTCGCAAGATTTCTGTAGTGCCGCCAACTGCGCCTTGGTGAGCGCGCCAAGCATCGTGACGTTCGGCAACGCATCGGCCCAGCGATGCAACAGTCCGTAGAAGTGCACCATTTGCGGCACCGTGTTGTCGTAGCCGCAGACGAGCAGGTGCGCGTTGGTGTCGCGCAGGCGGTCCATGATGCCGCCGGGGCGGACTAGATGCTCTAGGCCGCGCTCTGGGCGGGACTGGTAGAGAAGAAGGAATGAATCTGTTCTGTCGAGATCCTTCAATAATGAATTGATATCGGTCCCCACGTGGGAGCCGCCATGGTATAGCTCCGGGTCCACCCCATTCGGCACCACGCGCACGAAATCCGGATCGAATCCATACACCTCACACACCTGCTTCTTATGCCACTCGCTCACGCACGTCACGAAGTCGGTTTGCCACATACCGTGATTCGCCATACCGGCTGTACGGTGCAGAGCCAGATCGTGCATCTGCCATAGATTCACCTTGCTGGCGAACGGCTGATGAAACGCATGCGGATGGCGCTGGATAATCAGCACATCGTGCGGGGTATTACGAGCGTAGAACTCGAAACGATTGCCAAGCGGCGCCGCCTCGCTGCATTCGCCGGCAAAGCAGTAATTCACATTCTCGAAGTTTCCTTCTTCGGTCGAGGTCGTGAAGACAGTGACGCGATGACCGCGGCGCGCAAGCTCTCTGGCTTGGTAATAGGCCGCGCTCTCGCTTCCGCCCAAGGAGCGCCTCGCGATGGTCTCGCCGTTGAAGGGCATTCCGAGGCTGTGAATCACAACGTCCATCTTTCCTCCGCATTTACTCAGTAGAAAAGCCGGGCCCTTTCGAACCCGGTTGAATTAACAACGACAGCGACTAACCCAATCCTGCGGTGCCGGATGCCGCGGTCGTGATCAGGCGCGCGGCATAGTCCGCACCGGTCACGATCTCATCCTGGTAGTAGCCGGCCTCGATGGTCTCGATCTGCTTTCGCGAATCGTAGGGATGACGAAACACGGTCATCGGCTGAGGCAGCGTCGGATTCTGCCAGCGGAAGCTGTAGAACCATGACGGATCCTCGCGAGAGGGAGCCGAGGGCGCGAAGTACGCAATCAGTTGATCGGCCATTGCGTTGTCGATTGGGAAGGAATTGACGTGCGCCTCATTCACGGTGTGATAGAGCGCATCGGAAACAATGATCTTTTCGACCTCGAACAGGCCCGCTATCTGCTGCCGGGTAACGACGCCGCCGCCATTGTTCACGCCGCTGATGAAATTGCGCGCGTGATAGTTGCGCCGGAATCGGTTCCACGCCTTCCAACCGAACCACAGGCTATTAGGCCGCTGACCGGTCGTACCCTGCACGTGCTCGATCAACTGGAACGTCTGCACAATCGGATCGCCCGCATTCGCGCCCGAGATGCCCCACTGCGAGTTAGGCACGAACACGCTGCCGACACTGGCCGTGGTCACCGCAAGATTCGTGACACGCCGCTCCCAGTCCAGCCCAAGCTTGGCGAGAATGTATCGAGACGCGCCCACATCTAGCTCGTAGCGATACGCATCGTCCATGTTCGCTACATCTTCGATGGTGATATCGCGCCCTAAGGCATAGTTGATCGCGTCGTACTTCGCGCTCGACACTGACCGCGTGATCTTCCTGGCTTCGGTGCCAGGCGCGCGCGTGGTGTCCTCGACCGCGAAGGCTTCGTGGCGAGAGAAAATCGGATAGCTATCCGATTGCTTCTGGACCGGGACGATCGGAGCGATCATGTCCGCGATCATGTTCTGCGGCCTGTAGTTGATGGCCAGATTCGTCAAGTGGCGGTCAACGTGCAGGTCTTTACCTGTTGAAAAACCCATAATTTGCTGTGTCTCCTGCTAGGCGCCGAGGTACTGGGGATTGGTGAAGTCGACCATCGCGCTGAGCAGGTCACCGGATGCGGCTTGTGCGAGCGAGCGGCCAATCGTGTACATCCCCGACGTTGCAGCCGCGAACCAGCCGGAAGTCGTCACCGTGAGATACGCGCCTGCAGAACCCACCGCGGCGCCTGCCGCAACTTTCGTGATGCCTCGATAGCAGACAGCCACGTTGTTGCCGCTCAGCGCGTTGGACTTGAGCACGCCGATGGCGAGATTCGCGCTCGGCGTGATCGTTCCGCTGATAATGCCGATGGCATGATGCATTGCCGAGGCGGCAGTCAGATCGGCCTGCGCAGGGATCTGATAGTTTTCCTCTTTGATGTGTGTCGTCACTTGTTACGCGGCCTCCATATTGAACGCGCCGTCGGGATCGGAGAAATACGCCTTGGCCAACTTCTTGTCGGCAGACAGGACCAGCTTGGTGGCGCTGTGCAGATCGTCGTGATTGCCCGCCTTGCCACCGCGCTCTACCGCAAGCTTCTCGGCTCTGCGGGTCAACTCAAGAGCATTGGTTGCGGCGTGATCTTCGGAGCCGCCTGATTGCGTCTGCTGCTTGCGAGACAGCTTCGCCTTGTCGCTGTACTCAGTGATGTACGCGTCGACCTCTTCCAGCTTGATGGAGAGCACGACGGCGTCGTCGTCGACGCGATTGAACTTGTAGAAGCTCTCTCGCTTCGCCGGCAGCAAGGCTTCCGCCTTAACCGCAGATTCGAACTTCGCCTTGATGAGCGAGCGATGCGCTTCTGCCTTGTCCTTCGCTGCGGCGGCCTGCGCATCCGCAATCGACTTGTCGGCTGCTGACTGGATCTTCGCAGTCTCTGCCTTCAGCGCAGAGGTGAAGTTCGCTGTCAACTCGTCTGCCTGCTTCTTCAGCAGGGCTTTCACTTCATCTTCAGTCATGGCCTTTGGGCCTCCAGTTGAAAAATGGATATCCCGCGTGAACGCCAACCGCGCACGAGCCTTGAGTACAGGCTTTCGCGCAGACAGGAGCGCCTCAAGGTCTTTCAATGTACCGACCGCGGGTTGGTCGGCACCCAGCAATGCCACGGCGTCAAGCACCCACGGAAGTTTCCGTGTACCGGCCTGAACATCGCGTAGCACTTCAACAGATACGGTTTTGTAGAGCTTCTTTTTGATGGCGCTGTAGATCACGTCGGGCATATCGACGAAATCAGCCATTAGCTTTGTTCCCTCGCGCCATACGCGAGAGACCCAGCCGAGGGCGGGCTGCCCATCGGTCATCGGCTGGTGATCGTTATGACCAGCCTTGAGAGGAACTTTGCGGGATAGGCCCAGCGTCTCAAATGAAGACACCAGCGCGTCAATAGCGGATGACGGGACTGTGATATTGCCGGTGGATGCCGGCCACGTTCCAACGTCTAAGATTTCGGCCCCGTAGAGGGACTTACTCAACCACTGCTTGTGCCTCCTGATCCAATTGCTTCAGCCTTTCAAGAATGTCCGCG